ATAATGGAACACGAATACCAAGAATGGTATAACACGATTGCTGGATATGAAAAAGCGTATAAATCTTGGGAAGATCGTACTGATCGCATAATTAAGAGATTTAGAGATGACAGTCGTTCTCGCAATAATCCTAACGCAAAGTTTAATATTCTTTGGTCTAACGTTCAAACTATTACTCCTGCTATTTTTGCTCGCTTGCCTAGACCTGATGTAAGNCGTAGGTTTAGAGATAACGATCCAGTAGGTAGNNTAGCGTCAATGATGCTTGAACGTGCCTTAGAGTACGAAATTGAGCATTATGGTGATTACAATTCAGCAATGAAAGCATCGGTNCAAGATCGCTTATTAGGTGGTCGTGGTACATCTTGGGTTAGATATGAGCCACATATTACAGGTACTAAATCTGAAGATGAACCCGAAGATGGATGGGAACTTACAAGTAATACAGACGATAATGAAACAATGGGCGGTATTCATCGTGAAGATCAAGAACGTATTGAGTACGAATGTGCGCCAGTCGATTATGTTTATTGGCGTGACTTTGGTCATACTATTGCCAGGACTTGGGAAGAAGTTACAGCCGTATGGCGTAAAGTCTATTTAGGTCGTGAAGCTCTGGTCGAAAGATTTGGAGAAGATTTAGGTGGTCGTATCCCATTGGATACAAAACCTGAGAATACAAAGACATTTAATGAGAAAATGGGCGAAGGTGCAAGTGAGGCTTGTATCTTTGAGATATGGGATAAGACAACAGGTGAAGTCATTTGGCTATCTAAGTCAATGGGCAAAATCCTTGATACTAAGCCTGATCCTCTTGAGCTAGAAAACTTTTGGCCTTGTCCTAAACCATTATTTGCAACGATTACAACAGATTCACTTGTACCGATCCCAGACTTTGCTCTATATCAAGATCAAGCTAGACAATTAGATACGCTTGCAGATCGTATAGATGGCTTTATACAGGCATTAAAAGTGCGTGGAGTATATGACGCTTCAGAACCTAGCTTACAACGGCTATTTACTGAAGGTGAGAANAATANTTTATTACCTATTAAGAANTATGGNGCATTTAGTGAAAAGGGCGGTATTGCTGGAGCTATTAATCTAGTCGATATTGCACCAATAGCTGCCGCTTTATTGTCATCCTATCAAGCAATGGATCAGGTTAAGAACCAAATCTATGAAATTATGGGAATTGCTGACATACAACGTGGTCAGAGTGATCCTAATGAAACGCTTGGCGCACAGATTATTAAATCTAATAACGCCTCTGGTCGTTTAAAGACAATGCAGCATGATGTTGTTAACTTTGCAACTAGTCTTTTATGTATTAAAGCTCAGATTATCTGTAATCACTTTACTGAAGATACGATTATTAAGATTTCTGGTGCAATGCAGTTATCAGATACAGATAAACAGTATATCCCACAGGCTTTAGCATTATTAAAGGATGAACCAGCTAAGAATTTCCGTATNGAAGTCACTACGGATTCAATGATTTATCAGGATGAGCAACAAGAAAAAGCCGATAGGATGCAATTCTTACAAGCTATTGGTGGATTTATGCAACAAGTTATCCCTTTATCTCAAGCACAACCTGAGATGACTCCAATGCTTATGGAAATGATTAAATTCTCAGTCACAGCGTATAAAGCTGGTAAGGGACTTGAAGGTATTATTGACGAAACGGCAGATAAATTTAGAGANCAAGCNGCAGCAATGGCAAATCAACCTAAACCGCCTAGTCCAGAGCAACAGAAACTTCAAGCTCAGATGCAACTTGAACAGGCTAAGATGCAAGCTGAAGCTCAACAAGCTCAACAAGCTAATCAACTTGAGCAACATAAGATACAGATGCAAATTGAACTTGAGAAAGCTAAACAAGAGTACCAGGCTCAAGAAAATCAGCTTAAATTCCAATTGGAAGATCAGCGTAATACTAAAGAAGCTCAGATGGAAATGCACCTTAATCAACTCAAGACTACAGCAGAAAACAATAAGGCTATTTTGGTAGCGTATTTAGATAATGCGACTAAANTAGAAACTGCTCGTATTAATGCTGGTTTAGACGATGGTTCAGCAGCATATATTGAGAGTATTGAACAGGCTAAAATTTTACAAGACTCTATGGGNTATTCACAGATGGCAGATCATCCATTAAAACCAGCATTAGATCAAATGCAAGCAAGTAATCAGCAATTAACACAAATGTTAGCTGCTTTAATCGAGAAAATGCACCAGCCTAAACAAGTATTGCGTGGGCCAGATGGAAAGATAATTGGCGTACAGTAAGGATAAATAATGGCAATAACTGTAAAACATAAGTTTGTAAGTGCTATTCCCGATGCTGGCGATCCTACGATTGTTCAGCCNTCTAATTGGAATGANACTCACGATTTAGTCGGTGCTGTTCCTATTGCTAATGGNGGTACAAACGCAACAGATGCACCTACGGCTTTAANTAATTTAGGTGCTTATCCTGCAACTAATCCATCTGGATATGGTACGGGAACTGTTACAAACATAACGACAGGCACAGGTTTAACAGGTGGCCCGATAACAACAACTGGCACTATATCTATAGCAACTACTGGCGTAACTGCTGGAACTTATGGATCATCTTCTGTAATACCTGTAATACAAGTAAACGCTCAAGGTCAAGTAANCTCTATATCAACTCAAGCAAGTAACGCTCCTGNTTATCAAGGTACATGGAATGCATCTACAAATACTCCAGCTTTAGTATCTAGCACAGGAACTCAAGGTTATTATTATGTTGTATCCGTAGCAGGAACTACTAATCTTAATGGTAATGCGCTTTGGACAGTAGGCGATTGGGCAATATTTAGTAATGGTATATGGGATAGATTGCCAGGCTCAACAAGTGAATCATTTGTTAACTTAACAACTACAAATCTAGCGGTAACTGGACTTACTGGCTATATGTATGCCAATGGTTCAAGTAATACAACAGCAGCAACGACTATACCTAATACTGCAATTAGTGGGCTTGGCACAATGTCAACCCAAAATGCCAATTCTGTAGCAGTTACAGGCGGTACGATTAATGGCACGACTATTGGTGCTACAACTGCAAGTACGGGTGCATTTACTTATTTAAGNACAAGTGGATCAACAAGCACAACGCCTAGTTTAAGTTTTAATGCGTCAAATAGTCCTATTGCTTCAGGTGCGACNATATCAGGAAGTTACCTACAATNCGTATTACAAAACAAATCAGGTACGGCAGGAGCATCTACAAACTATGTACTATCCAATGATTTAGGTACTGATTCCACTTATTATGGTGAATTCGGTATGAACTCATCCGTATATAGTGCGTCAACTCCTGTAGATTTCTTTAGTATAAATAATGGCGTTTATTATTCTGTCCATGATGGAGATTTAACTCTTGGCTCAGGTAATGGATTTAAATCTTATTTTGCTTGGGGAACTGCTGGTCAGTCAGCTCACGTTATTAATGCGTCAGGAGCTATCGGACTTAATACAAACTTAGGTACAACTCCAGCATTAAGCGGTACAACTAACTTTGGTACAGCAGGTCAAGTCTTAACTTCTGGTGGTAGTTCTGCTACTCCAACCTGGACAACTCCAACAACGGGGACTGTAACTTCTGTAACAGGAACAAGTCCTGTAGTTTCAAGCGGTGGATCAACTCCTGCTATTTCAATGCCAGCCGCTACTACTTCTGTAAACGGTTATTTGACTTCTACCGATTGGAATACTTTTAACGGCAAACAAGCCGCAGGAACTTATGTCAATTCTGTAAGCGGAACTACTGGTCGTATAACCAGTACAGGTGGCGTAACCCCTGTTATTGACCTTGCGAGTGGTGTAGCTACAGCAGGAACTACTGGTTCTAGCAGTCTTATTCCTGTAGTCACAATCGACACTTATGGGCGTNTTACAAGTATTACAACTGCTGCAAACCCACAAGGAACTGTAACTTCAGTAACTGGTACTGCTCCTGTCGTGTCTAGCGGTGGTGCTACTCCAGCAATTAGCATGGCTGCCGCAAATACAACAACTAATGGCTACCTTACCAGTACGGATTGGAATACCTTTAATGGCAAGGGAAGTGGCTCAGTTACTTCAGTAAGTGGTACAGGTACAGTTAATGGCCTAACTCTTACAGGCACAGTAACATCGAGTGGAAGTTTAACTTTAGGTGGCACTTTAGACTTATCTAGTCCCCCTGCTATTGGTGGAACTGTAGCAGCAGCTATTACAGGAAC